ACGACTGACGCTGTGGCTGTGTATCCTAGTGCGATTTGGGCTTACTTTGAGCCGATGTCTTGGGATGTTTTGGGCAAGCAGCTGAAGGTCACTGAAGAGAGTGTCGCCGCTGATCAAGCCTATAACGGAATCCAGTGCGCACAGGTTGAGGATGGATGGTTTAGTCGGCTATTGGGCCGCTTCGATGCTGCACCAGTGATGGTGGAGCCGAAGCGTACCAGTGGCTAGGGCTGCCTTACCTACGCGAGGGGCGTCCAGACCACAACCTTCAACGTGCCAACGTTGGAGGCGGGCGACTCCTTAGAGGTGGTGTGGGAAGGTGGGAGGGAAAAGCCACGCGGATTGTTTCAGATCGGGCAGATGATGTCTGAGACTGACTTCCGCGTGCATTTGGCTAGCGTCATGAATGGGAAGCGTGCATTGGCAGAGCGGTTATATAACATTGTCGTTGATGGCAAGTTGGTCCTACCGCCCAAACCAAATCCCCATGCGTATAGCCACGATCTGGAATCAGTGTTCCGCCAGTTAGATGCTGTGATTAATCCCTGTAGTAAGCTGACCTACGACCAGTTCGTAGCTTGTTACTATGGCAGGAAACGCACCGTCTACGAGCGAGCTGTTGCCAGTTTGCATCAATTGCCAGTGCACGCGCGCGATGCGCATATGAAATCTTTCATTAAGTGCGAGAAGATAGGATGGGATGGTGTCAAGGACCCATGCCCAAGGTTGATACAACCTCGAGACCCACGTTACAATGTTGAGGTGGGGCGCTATTTGAAACATGTCGAAAAGAGAGTGTTCAAAGCGTTGGCTAAGATTGGGCCAAGCTCGTTGCCAACTGTGTTTAAAGGGCTTAATGCCCGTCAGCAGGGGGATCTTCTCCACCGTAAGTGGAAGCGGTTTAGTAAGCCGGTCGCGTTGGGTTATGATGCAACGAGGTTTGATCAGCATGTCTCTGTGGAAGCCCTTAAGTGGGAACACAGGGTGTATCAGTTGTTTTATCCGGGAGATGAACTCCTTGCCAAGCTGTTGAGTTGGCAGCTTAACAACGTCGGATCGATGAATTTCTCCGACGGGCGGATTAAATATAAGAAGGCAGGGTCCCGCATGTCTGGCGACATGAATACTTCCCTGGGCAACTGCCTCCTGATGATTGCTATCACCTTCCAAGTCATGAGTAAGCTTGGCGTCAAGAAGTTTGAATTGTGTAACAATGGGGATGATTGCGTGTTGATTGTTGAAGAACGAGACTTGCACCTCGTCACAGGGTTGGCTAAGGAAATCCTGGAGTACGGGTTCACGGTAATAATCGAGCCACCGGTTCGAGTGTTTGAGCAGATTGAGTTCTGCCAGACTAAGCCAGTGATAGTCACTTTCCCCGATGGGCAAATTGGCCCTGTTTGCGTGCGTCATGTCGAGAAATCAGTCTCGAAGGATGCATGTAGTACCCTCTCCCTCCTGACTGAGAGAGATGTGGCCGCATATTTTCAAGCGATTGGCGAC